CTTCCCAGCATGAGCGATATGAAAAAACAGGGTGTTGTTACGCCCTGCTGCCGTTGACTGATATAGATCGGATAGCCGAATTCATCCAGCACTTCCGCAAGCCCCTGAAGGAGCGTCATGATACTGTATTCCATTACTTGAACGCCTCCTCAACGCGCTTTTGGAGTTCTGCACGAACCACCTGCCTATATTTCCCGATGCCCTTTTTGGTCATGTACAGCCCCGGAACGTATTCCGTCTTTGTACCTACCACGATGCCGCCCGGGTAGTTTGCATCATAGTTCAGATGACTGCCCACCACATGAAGCCCCGGAACAAAGTGCTTATCCATCCGGTGCCCCTGATCAACATATGATGCATACTGCATATTGTTGGCCAGATATGTCGTTCCGTTGACCGGTTCGATAATGCTGTCCGTTGTCCAGTGCTGGGCTAGGCTTCCCGACCTCGTGTTCGTGCCCGCGATCTCAGCTCCGCCGTTTGGTGGTGTGGCATTGGTTGCCGCCTCCACCGCCGCAACGGTGGCCATCTTTGCAACATCGTGCACAATCTTCGGGATATCCTGACCCGCCTTTTCGAGCTCTTTCAGGCGCTTTTTCATTTCAGATCCGAATGAACTCATGCCTTGATCACCTCTTCCTGAAGCAATCCGACCTCGATATGACCCAGCCCGTTGAACATGCCGCCCACGGGCTCGTAATACGGCATCACATCCCCGGCGAAATAACGAGAGGTAGCAGTCTCTCCCAGATTGCCGCCCCGCGTTATGATCAATTCGTCCCCGGGTTTGATATCCGTGCCCAGTTCAACGGCCATCACTTCCTGGCTGACAACCTTCGCGGCTTCGGAATTAAAAACAGGACCCGATTTCTGGGATCTGTAGATCCTGCATGCGTACGTGCCCGATTTTTCCCTCTTCTGCTTTGTGATATAGCCATCAGCCACATCCTCTACGCGGTAAACATCAACGCTGTCCGTGTACCATCCGCTAAAAACCATGATATCACCGCCTTTTTTACATCACATACGCGCCGGCGATGCCGTGGCTTCTTGCCATGGTGACCAGCTGAGCGCCGTACTTGGTGGCATTCCATGCACCCCACTTCTCAGTGCCCGCGATCACTGCGCTGTTGTCGTAGCTGACGGATGTATCGCCCATCGTGGCGGTCTTAACGACGCCCAGATTCTGAGCGGAACCGACAGCCCCCGCAGCCGTGCCCGACGGTGCGTATGTCTCCAGGAACAAAGTGCAGTGATGCGCGACGTACAATCCCGCCGCGTATTCGTACACTTCGCCCCATTCATCAGGGAAGATTGCTGAGTTTGCCATGTTGACGAAATTAGCCAGCATCGTATCAGGCACCAATGAAGCGCCGCCCTGCCCGGAAAACTGCGGAAAGTCAGCAAGGAACTTCGCGGAAGTGTATGTTCCGCTCTGGCCGTGCGCCGTACCGCTTGCAACCTTCTTCAGTCCCTCAAACACGGGGATCAATGGATTTGCGAACAACATGGCGTATCACCTCACTTTTTCTTCTTGGCGTCTCTCTTCTCTTCCTGAGCCTTCTGTTCCTCGACGGCCTTCTTTTCGCCGTCTTCTACGGCCTTCTCGACAACCGCGTCCTTGGTGGATGTGGGTGTCGAGATAGTGCCGCCTTTGATTGCCAATTTGACGATCAGCGAATTCGCAACTTCGGCCGGAATCTCACCGATGAACCCCTGAGGGATCTTGTAGAGAGTGCCGTCCTTGAGCTTTACGCCGTACGCCTTTGTGGATACTATGAACATAAAGGGATCCTCCTATTCTCCGTGAATCAGATGCCGTCTACGTAGATCGCGGTCTCAGGGTAGAAAAATTCAAGCTCTGAGATGTTCGCTGCATACGCGGTATCATAGCAGAAGTTCTCGGTGTTGGGTGTGGTCATAGCGCGGGTAAGCGGTACGAGCTCATCAAAAGCAACGTACTTTTCGCGGTTGCAGTAAACCATCATCCTGTCGGTCGAGCCGGTGCCGATGCCGGTGCAGTATGCGGTAGCGCCGATGAAGAAATCAACGCCGTTTGCCTTGGCGATATTATTCTCCAACAGGTACTCAAGAATGCTCTTGTCGGCCGCGCTGGATACCTTCGTCGAAACGAGGATATTGTACTGGGCATAGGGAAGAAGCATGTGGTTCGGGATCGCGTCGCGGTCATAACCGGCTGCAGCCCATGCGGTCTCGATGGCGCTGTTTACGTCATAGAGAATCTCATCAGCGGTCTTGCTTGCAAAGTCGGTAGTTCCGCCTGCACCCACAGCCGCGGTGGTAGCGGTAACGCCTGCGTTATTCAAAAGACCGGTGGTGGACAGCTTTGTGAAGCCAACATATACGTTAGCGTCGAGGTGTTTGTCGTATGACAGACGTACGCCGTCGCGGATCACAGTGTCGAGGTTGCGTCCGGTAAGGTTGCCCCTCTGCGCGTCGATCCACTGAACGCGTGATCCTAAGGTCACAGCGTGGGTCTTGTAGAGCGCCTTATCGAAATTAGCCTGCACCATAGGCATCCCGTCTGCACCCGCTGCCGCGATGAGCCCATCATCAGAGCCGCCGGTCACGCCGTAATCTACGGATATAGCGGAAACGAACTCATCCCAGCCGCCGCCAACCCTGACTTCTACGTCGCGGGCATAGGTGAAGCTGGTAAGAGGTGTTCTGAGCAGGGTGTCGCGTTTCTCAAGCTCAGATACCAGGAAAGCCTGACCGGAAGAGATTCCGGCTGCGTCAAGTGTCATAGGTATGCCACTTTTAGCCCCGAACTTGCCGAGGCCGATATTTCCAACATTCTGATACATTGTATTGTCCTCCTTGTCGTTATTTACGCGTTGATCGCGTTCATGATCTCAAGCTCAGCGATGCCGTTTGCATCAGCTGCGCCTGCCCACTTCGCATTGGTCAGCTTCACGCTGTTGGTGGAGTCGGACGATGCCTCAAAACCTCCAACAACGCCGTTGGGGATCAGAGCGTTTGCCGCGATCCTGACATATACATCACCGTTGAGTGCCGGGGTTCCCACGTTGCACTTCACGTTGATGCGGCCGCGCTTCATTACGGGCACGGGCTCGCTCTCAGCATATCCGGCTGCGCCGTTTACGTCGGTGGTCTTCACTTCGCGGGTAGCAACGCCCACGAAAGCGGTAGCGGCATCACCTGCGCCAAACCCAACCACAGCGCCCGAGCTGTACTTTACGGCCTGACCGAAAGCAACTCCGCCGCTGCCCGCGAACCTTGTGTCGATGATCTGATCGGGCTGCCTGGAGTACGATCCAGCGAAGCCGTTATTCATGACTAAACCTATTACATTTCCCATGATCTTTTACCTCCTTAGTGTTTGTGAGGGTTCATAGCGTTGTAACGCGCCTGAATGTCCTCGTTTGAATCATTGGTCTTAGGGGTGTACTGTCTCTCAAGTATTCCCTCCAGATCGCTCTTCTTGGTACGCACGGCCTTCAGAACCGCATCAGTGACCGACTTGCGCTCGGTCTCATCCTTGATACCGGCAACGGCATCACGGACAGTCTTCAGGATCGCGCGCTGCATGGCCGCGTCAAGTGCGGTATCCTTTGCGCCGCATGCATCCGTCTTGACCTCTTCGCTTGCTGCGACCTCTTCAGTGGCCTCTTCGTCCATTTCCTCCGCGGAAACGACAACAGACTCCTCGCCGGTCTCATCGCCCAGCTCCTTCAAAGCGCTGTCGATGTCCTCTTTTGTCTCGACCTCAACTTCAGCCTTTTCAGGCTCCGCCTTCGGTGACAAAAGATTGATGAGCTGGTCGAGCTTGCCCGCCAGATCAGCAAGGGTGATCTCATCGGCAACCTTTTCCTCAACCTGTGCCTGTTCCTTTGCGCTCAGCTCGGGCTCTGCGTCCCCGGCGGGGAGCTCAGCCTTTTCCTCGACCTTCTCCTCGATCTGCTCTTCAAGGGCATCCGCGGTATCGAGTGCAAGCTTTGCGACTTCCTCCTCGGACTTGCCGGAAGCGGCAATACCGAAGAGCTTCAGTAATGTGCTTTTCTTGCTCATTCTTTTGTTCCTTTCTGCCTTTTCAGGCTGTTTTTTTATTGAGTCCATGATCGCAGCCTTCGCCCCGGCTC